GTAACTCTTAATCAGATAAAATTTTAATTTTTTTTTGAATTTAAACTTGAAATTAATTCAAGTAAACATTCAAAGCAAGTAATATAACAAGGAGGTGAGAGCAATTGCGAAGAAAACATATAAGTACATTATCCGTTGCTATGAACCATTCATAGAAGAGAGAGTAAGAACATTAGTGCAGATGATATCAGTAGTAAGGAAAATGAAGAGATTGGGATTTGAATATGTGATTGTGAAAGTACCATTCAGAGAACGACATCCTAATTTCCCATTATATTTTTCAATAGCTGTGCTAGTGATTGTAATACTTTCTGAATAAAAGGATTAGTGTATACATCATAACTGCTTAACAAGGCAAGTATGGAAATGATTACAGGTATCCAGAAACGAAAAGAACTACGGCGTTTGTAACGTAGATACATATTCCCTTTGTCGCTAATGACGTATTTTTTGAAGTTTTTAGGGGAGTTATCTACAAGACTGAATTTACAAAGAAATTGGTATCTTTGCTTTTTGCGAACAGTTTCCTTATAAACACCTGTGAACTTTATGCGTATTAGTAAAAGATGTTCATATATTGATAGTTCTAATTCGTTGAATGGTGTTGGCATAATGTATCCTCCTGTAAGCATTTTAAATAAAGTATAGGAGCTAGAACAGGATTAAACAAGATATTTATACAAGGAGCAAAAAGATGAATGTAACAGCAGTAGCAATAACAACTATTATCTGTATAACAATATTAGTTTTATGCAGAGATGATAAGAAGAAGTAAGAAAGGAGAAAGCAATGAAGACAGAAGCAGTAAAAAGAACACTGGAGGATATGGTGTATACGGTAGAAGAAGTTGCAGAGATTATGAAAACATCTAAACAGTATGTATACAGCCTTGTTAATGCTCATCAGTTAAGAGTATTAAAGATACCTCACACAAGAATAAGAAAGTCTGAACTTGAGAGGTTTTTTAAGGATAACGAGGGAAAAGATTTATCAAATCCTAATGAACCCAAAGATATTGTAAGTTAGGCAAATGAAAGGAAAATAATTGTGCGTGACATAGGTTTAATAGTTGCATTTAACAAAAGAATTAATGTAGCTATTACAGATAGAAGAATAGAGGATGCTTCTAAGTGGTTATTAAGACTTCACCGATTAGAGTGCAAAGCTGGAGTTTCAATAGGTGATTATCGGTTAAGGAATATATAAAAAGAGCCGCAGTGAGGCAACACTGCAACTCAAGTAAAAAATCTCAACTACAGTGTAGAACATTTAGGAGTAAAAATCAATGTATAAATATATTTGTGAGAGATGTAAGGCAAGATTAGACCCAGGAGAAAAATGTAATTGTGAGGATGAAGAGGCACGTTATCTTCGCAAATTCAAATTAACGAAAACTGGACAATATGAATTTAATTTCAAACAGGAAGAAACCATTAATTTATTAAGAAGATCAGATTAGGAGATTTAAGTATGAATGAGATGATAGTGTCTGTAGAGCAGACTAATGGAATTTTAAATATCAGTAATTATGATGAGATTAAGGCAAATGTACAGGCTTCAATGGAATTATATAAGACAATGGTATTTACAGAGGATACGCTTATTGAAGCAAAAAGCACCGTTGCTACATTGAGAAAGTTAAGCAAATGCCTTGATGATAAGAGAAAAGATGTAAAAAGGAGATATATGCTGCCTTATGAAGAGTTTGAGGACAAGATAAGAGAACTCCAGCAGATTATTGCAGAGCCAATAGAACTTATAGCCCAACAGACTAAGGAATATGAGGATAAGAGTATCGAACAGAAGAAGGAAGAAATTCAAAAGGTATATGATGACTGTATAGAAGGTATGCAGGAATATCTTCCTTTAAGCAGGATTTATTCTAAGACTTGGGAGAACAAGGGAACCTCTATTAAGAAGATTAAAGAAGCTATAGAAACTTTAGTTGATAATGCCAAAATGTCAGTTGAAACAATTAAGAATATGCACAGCGATGCCGAACAGAAAGCACTGGATACGTTTAAGAAGACTCTTGATTTGGCAATGTCTATTAATGTAATAACGAAGTATGAAGCTGACAAAGCAGAGATATTAAGAAAAGAGCAGGAGCGAAAGGCGGAGCAGGAACGTAAGGCAGAAGAAGATAAAAGAATACAGGAAACAGTTAGTAAGGATAATATAAAGCATAATGTTAAAAGTGCAGATGAAGCCTTTGTTGAAGCTTGCAATAGTGTAGATGATGATATGGCAGCAGCCTTTGTTACAGGATCTTATGAACAGCAGAAGGAATTTATATTAAAGATATATTGTTCTGAAACCGAAAAAGATATGATTTGTGAATATATTGATAATATTGGTGTGATGTATCAGGAGGTATGTAATGGCAGAGAGTAAAAGCATTTATGAAAAGCTTGCAGAGATGAGAGTGGAATTGCAGGCAAAGAAATTGATTAAGACTGGAAAAAATACATACAGCAAATATGAGTATTATGAACTTTCAGATTTCCTTCCATCCTGCAATAGTATTGCAGCACGGCATAAGACATTGTTTAAATTTGCAATTAATGAGAACACAGCAAGTCTTACACTTATTAATCTTGAGAATTTAGAGGATGTAATTGAATTCAGCATACCTACCGCTAATGTAAGTATTCAGGGAGCTACTGCAATGCAGAATATTGGTGCAGTAACAACATATGCCAGAAGATACCTCTATATGATAGCAATGGAGATAAGTGAGGATGATAACCTTGATACAGCAGATACTGCGGAAAAGGTTACAAAGGAACAGCAACAGCGGAAAGAAGAAGCTGAACGTAAAGCTCAGGAAGCGAAAGAGGCTGAAATAAAAGCTATGAAGATAACCAAGCCTAAGATAATGACAATTGAACAGGAGATTGAACGAACAGGGGTATCCAGCAAAGTGATATGTGAGCGTTTCAGAGTTAATAGTCTTGAAGAAATTACAGAAGGAATGTTCCCTAAAGTAATGCAGGCTTTAAGGGCAACAGCTTCAAAGCCGGTTATTGAAGAATGAAATGCACAGGAAGATATAAAGATGTATCAATAGATTTTCAGACAATGAAACAGATACTTATGTTAGAAGTAAATGATGATGTGGCTGGACAATTTATTGAGCTTAAAGAAAAGGAAAAGCTGGATATAGAAATTAAGCCCCACAGGGAAAGGCGAAGCCTAGATGCCAATGCTTATTTTCACGTTCTTGTAGGCAAGATAGCTGATAAGCAGAGGTTATCTAAAGCCAAGGTTAAGAATATGCTTCTGGGACAATATGGACAGCCTATGGAAGTTGATGACGGTGTTGCGGCAGTAATAAAAACCAATATACCAATAAATACAGCATATGAAATGGAAGAACCACATTTAAGATACATCAAATATGAAGTTGAAAATGGATTTGAAGTATATTTCTACAAAATAATAAGAGGCAGTCATACATACAATTCTTATGAAATGTCTGTATTAATTGATGGTACTGTGTCAGAAGCAAAAGATCTGGGAATAGACACAATATCTCCTGTAGAGCTGGCACAGCTCAAAGAAAGGTGGAATATATGAGTAAGAAACTTAAAAGTGTATTCACTGATAATATGGATGAATGTATATTCACAGGTTCAACTACAGTAGAACGGCATCATATATTCGGAGGATCTAACAGGAAGAAAAGTGAGAAGTATGGATTTGTAGTTCCACTTCGTCCAGATTTACACCCTAATGGAGTATATGCCGGACAATCTGCCAATGTCATAGACTTAAGGCTTAAGAAAATGGCACAGAAGTATTATGAAGAGAATTATGGTACAAGAGAGTATTTTATACAGGAGTTTGGAAGAAATTATCTGTGACATATAATATCACACAATCTACGTTGTCACAGAAATACATATAAGCCCTGTGGTGCATACTTCCGCAGGGCGGAAAGGAGCTGAATGCTCTATACATTTACAATTAAAGGTACATTGCCAGGCCTTAATGAATATTTAAAGGCGGAAAGAAGCTTTCATAACAGGCATAGCAATGGAAATGATATGAAACAACAGTATCAGGTGATTATATCTAACGCTATAAGGCTTGAATTAAAGCGTACACATATAAATAGTCCTATAAGACTTAAATATACGTTCTATGAGCCAAATAGAAAACGAGACCTTGATAATATAGCAGGAGTTGCACATAAGTTCATACAGGATGCACTTGTTAAATGCAAGGTTATAGATAATGATGGCTGGAATAACATAGTAGGCTTTGAAGATCATTTCTTCATAGATAAACATAACCCACGAATAGAAGTGGTTCTGGAAGAGGTGAAGCCGTGATGACAGAACAGCGTATCGACTACATAAAACAGCTGAACGGGTTTGAAAGGTGGCTCGAAAGTCATTACTTGCCGAGTGCTGCGCAATTATTGTACTACAAGTTATTGAGTATCAATAATATGGCAGGGTGGTGCGAGTGGATACAAGTAGATAACCAGCGAGTAATGTCTCGTTGTCAGATGTCAAGAGAGGCTACGTTAGTCGAAAACAGGAATAAATTAATAGATGCTGGACTCATAGAATTCCAGAGAGGGAAAAAAGGAAGTCCTAATAAATACAAGATTTGTACTTTCAAATCCGTAGTAAAAAGCGTAGGAGAAACCGAAGCAGAAAGCGTAGTACAAACCGAAGGGAAAAGCGTAGGAGAAACCGTAGCCATATATAAACATAAACGAAAACTAAATAATATAGCGCCTGCGCGCGTGAACAACAAATTTAATAATTTTAACCAAAGACCAAAACATTCAGACGAGTTCTACAACTCTGTCCTGAACAACTAACGAAAGGAGCTATAGAGATGATGGATTTAGAAGCTGTAAATCAGTTTAGTAAATCGCTTACGGAAGAAACTAACAGACTTATCAAAATTAGAGCCTTAGCCACAGACATAAGTGCTAAAGCCCTGTACAAAGCAGAATTTGAACCAGATGGTTCAGCGGCTCATTATGAGGCATTTGAGAATATACCAGTGCTTAATGATATAGCTGAGGAAACTGCACAGTTTATCAAGGACCGATTAGATAAATATCTTGAAGATAAAAGCGCAAAACTTGAAGATTGTGTTGCAGCTATGATGGCAGAATTTGGACTTGCACAGGGTAATGATTTGGGAAAAGTAACAGCTGGTTTAAATGGGCCAGGCAATAGCTTAAATAATTCCAAGCAGGCAAAGAACCAGCAGGAAGATAAGAAAGTCTGTGCAACAGGAAAGGCGAATACTCCCAGTTAAAAGAGGTATCTGCTGTGATAAGTGCGGAAAGGCTATTGATACGCAAAAATACAGTTTAGAGGAATATGTGTATAAGCGCATTGTCCGTGGAAAGATGAAATATTATTGCAGTTACAATCATATGCGTGTTGCACAGCTTGAAGATGAAGCACAGAAGCAGGCGAAGAAGTCAGCACAGAGGAAAGAAGGGAATAAGTAATGGCTAAGTTAAGCAAAGAGGAGCAGGCACGAAGAGAAGGTATGTCATATGCCCTGAGAGTTGCCAGGGAAAAGGGTATAGATGGACTTGAAGAGGAGCTTAAGTTCAGACAAGCGTATGATGTACCACTTAAGATATCTCAGACAGAGCTTGAGCATTTTGCAGAAACAATTAAACAGACAATAATGGACACAGTACTTCTGATGAGCTCATACGTCCTTAGGGATAATTTTGGATTTGGAACTAAGCGTATGAACAGATTTATCTGGAAATTCAACGAATATACAGAAAGTCTTGTTGGTGGATATGTGAAGTGGAAGGATATAGCAGAAGCTATGGCAGCAGAAACCGGTATTGAATTCCATATAAGGTCTGATGATGAAGAACTGAGGTGCTGATATGGCAGATGGATATGAGTGTGAAGGTCAGATGAGCATATATGAGTTCCTAGATAAAGAACCGGAGGAGAGAAAGTGGAATCGAATTCCGGATACATTTCCTAAGGAGCTGGGATACCGATATGACCTGCAGATGAAGCTTGTTTACGCAGATGGTACAGAACTAATCACAGCAGCGACATACAACAGGTTGTGTTTCATAATTCCAGGAGCAAGGAAGGATGAAACACCTGTGAAAAATATTGGAGGTATAAGGAGAATTGATTATGAACAGACAGGATATAGTAAATGAATTAAGAGACAGAGGATATGTAGCAGAGATTAAAGATGTTAAGAAGAATGGTACAGTACTTAAGGGCATTGTGATAATTGGAGAGGCTAACCCAACTCCAATTATTTATACAGATAAAATTATTGAGAATGAGAATAGTGTAAGCTCTGCTGCTGATATGGTTCTTTCAGTGTATAAAGAACATAGCCCAATTCAGATGGAAGATATATTAAAAGCAGAATATCTTAAAGATAAGCTGTTTATAACACTTTGCAAGGCAGGAGCGGAGTCTGTGAATATAACAAGACATAATGCATATCTTGAAGGTGTGGATGACTGTCTGGCAGCAGCATTAATTAATACACCTGGCAAAGGTGCAATAATGAAGATACCAGAGGAGCTTCTAAAAAAAATAGGCATGAAGGAAGAAACAGCATGGGAGATAGCGAGAGCTAATACTGTTAAGAATGCACATATAGGATTGTTTGGTGATGTGCTGGCAGGAATGATTAAGGAAGATGGGGAAGGTGAAGAATTAATAGAGGCTGCAAAAGCTGTATCGAGAAGAATGGTAATAGCTTCTAATGCTAATAAATTCCACGGAGCTGGTGTAATATATGCAATGGATAGGATAAAGAGAATTGCAAATGCAGATAAGATTATTGTGATTCCAAGCAGCATACATGAGCTGATTATATATAAGTATGATGAAGATATGGATATAGAAGATTTTAACTATATGGTAAAAGAGGTTAATAAGGAGCTGGATCCGGAAGATGTGTTAAGTGACAGAGTATATGTGTTGTAGGAGGTACAGAATGGAGTTACAGATATTTAACAATAGTGAATTCGGACAGATAAGGACGGTTATAGTAGATAGCGAGCCTATGTTTTGTTTGGCGGATGTATGCAAAGCGTTAGAAATTACACATATTACAGATGTTAAAAATAGACTCAAACAAGATGGGGTCGGTACTGCCGAGGTCATAGATAATATAGGAAGAAAACAGAATGCGACATTTATAAATGAAAGTAATCTTTATAAGACAATCTTTCAGAGCAGAAAAGAAAGCGCTGAGAGATTTACAGAATGGGTAACATCAGAGGTGCTTCCAAGCATACGAAAGACAGGAAGCTATCAGAAGCCGCTTTCAACACAGGAAATGATGAGGATACAGTTAGGTATGATAGATGATGTTTCTGATAGGGTTACAAAGTTAGAGAACACTATGAACATAGATTATGGACAGCAGCACAGTTTAGGTGAGCTTATATCATCAAGGGTTATAGAACTGGTAGGTGGAAAGAAGTCAAATGCTTATAGAGAAATCGGCAGGAAGGTGTTCACGGAAATAAATCACGATTACAAGGATTACTTTAATGTCAATGCAAGAGGCAATACACCAAGGCTTAAATACGAGGAAGCTGTGGAGTATGTAAAGAACTGGATACCAAGCACTAACACAATGACGATGATTAAGGATTGTAATGCGCAGGTGACTATGCCGGAAGATTGGAGGTAAAGGAAAGGCATATTACAAAGGCAATCATATATGGCAGCAGTTAACTAATAATGGCTGGGATTTTAATTGGTGGAGAGAGACGAAAGGAAGGTAATTATATTGAAAGAAGTTAAACATTACATATGTGAGATATGTGGAACAGAATACAATGATAAAATCAAAGCACAGCATTGTGAAAAAGGACATTGTAAGCCATTGGAAATAATAAAGGAACGTTATTTAAGTGTAGGTAATAACGCTAAGGGGTATCCATTAGAAATAACAGTAAAGATGGCGGATGGCACAGAACAGAAATATAAGAGATAGGCAGGTGTAGCGAGTGGAAGAACAGTACAATATCAAAGAAATATTGATACAGTATGAAGACTTGGTAAAGGAGAGAGAATCATTAAAAGAATCTATATCTCAGATAGAGAAAAGGATAAGTAAGATGGAGCAGGAAGGATATACTGTAATAGATAGTGTATCAGGCGGAAATGGAGGCAAGCAGCATTTCAAGATAGAAGGTTTCCCATATTCGGAATATGATAATCAGATGGCATTATTGATGTTAAGAAAGTCGCAGCAGGAAGATGTTCTTGAAAAGATAGAACAGCAGATAGCACTTGCAGAGCATTACATATACCAGATAAAGAGCAGCACTATGAGGAGGATGATTACGTACAGATACATTAACAAATATTCCTGGATAAAAGTTGCACACAGTATGGGAAAGCATTATACTGCAGATGGATGCAGGATGGCAGTTGAAAGATTTTTGAAAGAAAAATAAAAGTCTGTTCGTTTTGTTCGTTCTGTTCGTTTTATATGTGGTAATATTTATCGTGGAACAGATGCAGAATGCACTGAGCCACGGACATATATCAGTCTGAAATTCAATAATATCCCCTGTGGTGCCGGTGAGAGCTGGCACCATTACTCCTAAATTGATAATTATCACCTCTTAAGGCACTGACGAAAGTTGGTGTCTTATTTTGTTGATTTTTGGTATATTAAGTTATATTATAAATAAAAAAAGACAAGGGGGATTATATATGTCTAGAAAAGTAGAATTTTATACAATAACAATATACCAAAATGGAGTAAAGACTGATTATTCAATTATGAAATTATTTAGAAATATAAAAATAAATTTATTGGAATCAGAGAATAATACTGATAGAACAAGAGAATTTGATGGTAGAAAGATAAGACTATTTTCATATTATGAGTCACTTAATAATAATCATATAGTGTTGCCTTTTGGACGAGATAAAGGTGGCAATAAACCATATGGTGTAGATAAAAAAGATAGACTAGAAGAAATACCAAGAGATTTATATGATGTTAATGCATTAGGATATGATAGAGAATATAATATTATGTTATTTACAATCAATCAAAATGGTCCAACAATCAAAAATGTTGAGCAGTATTTAAATTCTTGTATAAGCAGTACGGCTGGTATTAATTTGAGAATTGAACCGATAGAATATAATACTGGAATAGAAAAAGTTAGAAATGCAGAATTGGTGAAGTCGATTACTTTTAGTTTAGACTTAGGACAATCATTAAATGCATATTATAATCGTCAGATAGATGATAATACTGGAGCACCATCATTAGTAGAAGCTTTCAGAAATTTTGCTGAAACTGCTCATAGTGAAGGTGATAGTAGATTGTTATCATTAAAAATGTCATTGGGACATACAAGAAGAGATGCAACGCTTAATAAGGAAAGTATTCTATATCTGATAGAACAGATAAATATTGATTCGGGATTTGTTAAAGAGATTAGAGTTGATTATAAAAATGGCACAGAGGAAAAATTGGATTTTGCTACTTTAAAAGATACAAAATTATTGTTATCACATAATTGCACTTGTGCTGGTAGTCAAGTTGCACCACAGGAATTATTGAATAATTTTGATGGCGCAATAGAAAATAGAATTAGAGAAATAACAAGTCATATGAGAGTATTTAATCAAGATAAAAGACAGTATGCTGGTGGTGATATTTCTATAGTTGTAAACGTATAGTATTATACGAGGTGAGATTTAATATGATAAAAAAC